TTCCAGTCGTTCGAGGCGTAATTCCAAGAGACGTAGCGGTCATTTTCCGTCGATCCTGCCGAGGGATAATGCCACCAGACCTCATTGAATTGGCTGTTATGCCAGCCGGAAACCTTGCTGATCTGTTGCAGGTTAATATCGGAGAAAACCTTGTCCTGCACCGCGCAAGGGACTGGTTGCGTGTAGCCGTTGTAGAGATAGAAACTGTTGTTTGCCATCCACACGCAGTTGCCGGTTCCATACGGAACAGGCGAGCCCTTGGAAACAGGCCCGCAGCTATCGCCGGCCTTCTGGAACCCATAGACGGCAGGCAGGCCTTGATACGAAGCGACCCACAGGTCCTCCGTCGTGAAGACCAGGGTTTGACCCTTGACCTTACGCCCGCACATAATGACGCCATCAGTGTTTAGCGCCAATTCGCCCGCCTGATTAAGCGAAGTCGGTATCCAGTCGGTATTGTCCCCCTGGTTCGACCAAATGGCCGAGCGGTTCTGAAACGCCATTAAAATAGCGTCTTCCGTTACCACAATTCCCGCGCAATCTTCCGGCGCGCCTTCGATGACCTCCGCCACGAACAGAGGATTGAGGTCCCACTGATAGATTTTACCGTCGTCCGACATGCAGCCCACTAGCCGGTCGTTCCACAGGGCGAGGGTCCAGACCGAGGCGGGGCTGATCTGCGAAGAGCTTGCGATAGGGTCGCCGTAGTCGCCCGACCCATAGAGGCCGGAACCATAGCCGCCGCCAACCAGTGCATCCGCCCGACCAGCGGTAAACCCTGCCGGCGTAATATCGGTGATGTAGCCAGATGGCGTCATCACATACAGGCCGGAATTGGTCCCAATCGCGGTCCATGTCGATCCGGCGTTATCCCGCCACGTCAGGATGGCCCGGCCTTTTCCGGTAACCGTCGAAACCGATTTGACCACCCACCCGCCGATGGGTTGCAAGTCCGGGTCCCACCGCACAAGCGACGCGTCCAGCCATGAGCCGCGAGAACCCCGTTCGGTCCCCGAGGCCCTGACCCCAGACGGGATGACCAGATCGACCCACATTAGCCGATAACCACGATATTGATGGTGTCGGGGTCTTGCAGCGTATTGCCGGCGGTTCGGAATTGCACGCCCACTTGCGTCGTTGATTTGGTCACGATGGCCGGATCAATGGACGCAAACAGAGAGCCCGACGCGTAGCCCGGCGTAAACAGAGCGGCCCAGTTTGTGTCAGTCCTGGCAGGGTCAAGGGTCAAAATCCACTTGCCGTTCGATGACCGCGAGAAACTGCTAATGCCCTTCGATCCGGTAAACGACATGGTGGAACCGGAGTTAGACCCATACCCGTAGGCCGCTGCGGAATAGCCAGCAAACGTCGCATCGCCGCGAAGGGTCTTAAGAGCGTCACCAGTGGCAGGAGCAGGAACAAGACCCTTGGTGCCACCCGCCCCACTGTCACCCACCACAGCGTTCAGAATAGCCGTTGCTTGGGTAGCCGTAAGGTCGATAGGAGCCCCGGTCCCCGAGGAAGCCGCCCGGCCCTTGATGGTGCTTTCCGCCATATTGGTCAGGGCGAAATTGGCCGTGGTGAGAGTGATGCCGCCTGACGCCGTGTAAAGCGTCGTGCTGTCATATTCGATCCACGTTATAGCCGTTGTGTTGAGCGTTCCGCCTGCGACGCTAGAGCAATAATACCGCTTGCCCGCTAGCGTAGAGCCGCCAGAGACGTAGCAGAGCGCCCCAGGGACCTCCGTATCCCACGCGTCCATATCCGTTGCGCGCGTCCATGCGCCCGCGCCCGTCGTGTAAATCCCGTTTTCAGCCGGAGCCGTTTGCGAGCGAACAAGGATGCGAGACGCCGAGGTCAGCGTGCCGTCAATGGTCTGTTCGCCTGACAGGGTGATATTGGCAGTCGTCGCCCGATCCGCCGCAGCCTTGATTTTCAGGCCCGACGCGAGGTTATCGACATACTGCTTAGTGGCCGCTTGCAGGCTCAGGGTCGGATCAGCCGCCAGCAGGACCGTCGATGCAAACGACACAGCCCCGGTAAAGGCTGCGCCCTCAAGCTCCGCAATGGTCTTGGTTCCGCCCGCCCGGCGATAGAAGAACCCGCCGGAGGTCATCCAGGCGTCGCCGTTGGTCAGATTGGTTGTTGGAGCCGCGCCCTGCGGAAACCGAAAAGACGCATAGCCGTTTGCCCCCGCTGCTGGCGTAACGCCGATCAATACCCCGGTCAGGGTCGTGCCGGCCTTGGGAACCATTGCAAAGACTTGCGTATCTATGCTCTGGAAAAGCGTGTTGAGGATGGTTCCCCAGGTGTCGGCAGAACCGCCAACAACGGGCGTCACCCAAGAATAGTTGGAAGTTGCCATTAGCGCGCCCAGCTTTGCAGAGGTTTATCCGACGTCGAGCCCTTGATGACCGTATCCGGGTTGAAGTCAGCGATATTATCATATGGAAACGCCATCGCAATCGTCCCGGTTATCGGGGTTGCGAGCGTAAACGTCAGCGTTTTCGACCCGCTCGACCATGACCAGCTATTCGTTGGGCGCTGGACCGGGGGCGGGCTGCTGCTGGAGAACACCGCGTCCATGTTGGCCGAGGCGTCCCAGAAGGCGAACCCGCAAGGAGGCGGCCCGGAGCGGGATGGCATGTCGATGACATCTTCCGTCCCGGTCACGGTTTCGGAGGCAAGGGTGACGGTCACGGTCACGTCGTCCGCCGCAAGGCTCACCGAGGCGATGGTCGGCCCGGCGTAAATCTTGACCGTGGCGCTGTTTTCATCCGTGTAGGAGGTGACGCTGTAGCAGTTTTTCGCCACCGCCTCGGCCAGCCGGTAGCCATAGATGGTCTGACCGACAATGGACGGATGGACGCTATCCCCGAGTTCCAGGTCCCACGTCTCAGCGGCCTTGAACATTTTGGTCGAGTTGGCGGTGATCAGGTCCAGTTGCTTCTGCCTGATCCGCTCATAGGCAAACGTATCGGTGTTGGACAGCGACCGGCCAAGCAGCATCCACGCGATCTGGCCGGTCGTGGAATTGTTCAGGTACTGTCGGTAGCCCGTGATCAGGTTGTCCCAGGCGTTGTACCAGTTCGTGGCGCCTTGAACGACTGTAAGGGTGCCCTGATCAATCGTGCCGGATGTCGCCGCGCTATCGGCCTGCCCTTGGTCTGCAAGCAGATGGACGACCTTGTTCGAGGCGTCGCGGGCGTTCATCTTGACGCGGGCGTCGTAGCAAACACCGGCGGCGCTGTAGCCTAGTGGTGTGCCTCCCGTATCGTCATAGTGATACGATGATGACGTTGAACCGGCTGCGTCGCGGTTGGCTTTACTGGCCCAGCTTCCCCCGGTCGAATAGGGCGCAATCTCGATCCCGCCGTTCACCGTCGCGGAGTTGCCCGAGCCCCGCATGATCTCGGCAAACTTGGTTTTGAAGGCGTATCCGGCGTGGCTGTAGTAGAGAAACGCCGCAAGGGACTGGCCGATGGACCCGAACCTGGCGGTCGGAAAAGCGGCCAGTGTGGAGGACGATGGAACGGCCACGGGTCAGCCTCCGAAATATGTGATGATGAGCGCCGCGCCGTTGGCTCCGTTGCCACCCGCACCGCTTGCCGTGCCGGTCAGGGAAGCCCCGCCGCCGCCTCCGGCCCCGCCGTAACCGCCACCGTTGCCGCCGTTGCCGCCGCCTTCGCCTGAGCCGCCGCCGCCGCCAGATGGGGCCGGATGGAAGCCGCCGACTTGAGCCGTTGCAGCCACAGCGCTGCCGCCTGCGCCACCCGCCACGCCAGCAGAGCCCGCCGTTCCAGCGGCGTTGGTCAGCCCGTTGATAGACGAGAGGCCCCTGCCGCCGATGCTGTAGGCGTTGGCCGTGCTGATGCCGCCGCCAGAGGCCCCACCCATGCCCCAGGCCGTGCTGCCATCAACGCCCGTCCACGGAGTTACCGAGGCGAACGCGCCTGTGGCGGCATTAAGTCCCTGAAAGGTTGCGGCGGTCTGTGTGTTGGCTGCTGTGCCCCCACCCAGCCCACCAGCCGGGGCGGTGGTGTAGGCATGATAGATGGCCCCCGAGGAGCCGAAGGTCGTAACCACGCCCGGCGCACCCGCGTTGGACGTGTTGATGGTCGAGGTCGAGGCGCCGCCTGCCCCGCCCGTGCCGACCACGACGCTGACAGTGCTGTCGAGGTCGGAGGCCTTGCGGGTGAACCGGACCAGCGATGCCCCGTTGCCGCCGTTGCCGCCGGTCCTGGCGGTGCCAGCATCGCCGCACCGACCAGATCCACCGCCCGCGCCACCGGGGATAAGCTGTCCTTCGATGTGCGAGGCCAGCGGGGGCTTTGTCCAAGTGGCCGAAGACGTGTAGAGGTCAAACCGGGGAGCGATCTGGTAGCTATCAACCTCCCACGCGCCCGACCGAACCCGCAGCGTTACCCGGTCGCCCTGCGAGGTCAGCCACGCAACGTCCGTCCCGGAGCCCCTGATCTCGACCGCTATGAAGTTTGTGTCGTTCGAGGACTTTTCAAAAATCATCCACTCGCCGTCGGTGTCCGGGTTCGTGGTCCTGATCCTCGGCCCCGTGCCGGAACTGCTGTCCAGCCGGTTGATGCGGAACAGGTTGCTGGCGGTTGTGTCGTTCAGCGCCCCAGCCGTCAGGGCAATCGAGGCGTAGCGGAAGGCCCCGTCTGCCGTGGGCGTGTAGTCGATCAGGTAGAAGCTGCTGCCGGTCTGCCGTCGCAAGGCAATCCGTGCGCCCCCCGGCACTTCGATGGTGCTTCCGGCGGTGGTCGTAACGCCGACAAGCAGCCCCTCTGTTCCCAGAAACAGCGTCGAGGTGCTGTCAGCCTTAGTGCAGAACTCGTAGATTTCCCCAAAGGCGCAGGTGTTGAGATCGTAAATCTTGTTCGCGCCGCTCAGGTTCCAGTAGTAGTGGCCCGTCCGCACATTCTGGGCCGGGTCAACGATCTGCCAGGTGTTGCTGTCGGCCTGGATGTCGAGGCTTGAAGCGTCCGTCTTTAGGGCGCTGAACGGCATACGCTCCGCCCGCAGCGCCCCCTGGTTGGCCGATCCGATGTTGCCGACGAGGAAATACAGGTTGTCATCGGCCAGGGACCGCGACGGCA